GAGATTCAAAAAGTTCCTGGAGCACGATCGGTGCCACAGATCTTTATTGACGACAAGTTGATTGGAACTTATAACGACTTGATGAAGGTTGCGAGCACGTTGATTAAAAAGTCCTCCGGCGGACTAATGGAATTCAGTGAAACGTATAAACCTTTTTATTATCCTTGGGCGGTGGAAATTACTACGCGTCACGAAAAGGCACATTGGATCGAAGATGAAATCGATTTGTCTGAAGACGTATCAGATTGGAAAGGGAATAAAATAACTGCTGTTGAAAAAGAATACATCACTAATATTCTTAGACTATTTACGCAATCGGACGTTGCCGTTGGTCAGAACTATTATGATATCTTCATTCCAAAGTTCAAGAACAACGAAGTCCGGAATATGCTTGGTTCATTTGCCGCACGGGAAGGAATCCACCAACGCGCTTATGCCCTACTTAATGAAACATTAGGTTTACATGATTCGGAATACCATGCGTTCTTAGAGTACAAAGAAATGACCGACAAGGTTGATTTCATGATGGAAAATGATTCAAATACATTACATAGCACTGGTCTTGCTTTGGCGAAGATGGTATTTAATGAGGGCGTGTCTTTATTTGCTTCCTTTGTAATGCTTCTTAACTTCCAACGTTTCGGTAAGATGAAAGGTATGGGAAAAGTTGTAGAGTGGTCCATTCGCGATGAGTCGATGCATGTGGAAGGTAATGCTAAATTGTTTAAGGCATTCTGTGCTGAACATACTCGAATTGTTGATGATGATTTCAAATTCCAAATTTACGCAATGGCAAAGAAGGCAGTGAAACTTGAAGAAAAGTTTATTGACTTGGCGTATGCTGTTGGCGACATTGAAGGACTTGCTGCTGAAGAAGTAAAGCAATATATCAGATACATCACAGACCGTCGTTTACTCCAGTTAGGATTGAAACCCAACTTCAAAGTGAAAGAGAATCCGCTTCCATGGTTGGAGTGGGTGTTGAACGGCGCTGACCATACTAACTTCTTTGAAGGACGTGTGACGGAATATGAAGTTGCTGGATTGATGGGGACTTGGCACGACGCTTATAGCGAAAGGTAGAATAAGAGCTTTACTTTCGTAATGAAGTAGGGTATAATAGAGTACAATAAAGTAATAAAGCAATTAATTAAATAACAAAACGGAAAATAAATCATGGCTATTAATAAATTATATCCACTAGGCGACAAAGTATTAATCAAACCGGATCTTGCCGCAAGCACAACTGCTTCCGGAATTATTCTAACTCAAGAACGAAAGTCATCAACAGGAACGGTAGCAGGCGTAGGTCCAGGCGTAGTTGGGATTAACGGCGAGTTAGTGCCGCTTCAGGTTAAGCCCTTGGATCGCGTTATGTTCGCAGCAGTTGATGCTACTACGTCTATGCGGACGGTATCGTTGAATGGCGAAGACTATCTCCTAATCCCCGAATCACAAATCTTCGGTGTTGTTGAGGAGGTATAAATGGAAGAACTAAATTTCAACGGAAACAAATGGCTAAAGTATAAGGGCGACGAAGGGCAGGACGTGTTTGTCGCTAAGTTTGTAATCGCTTCAGACAAATTGTTAGGCGAGTTCGTGGATGAATCTTTTTACGACATCCTCATTGATGGGGATGCTGATGTATATCTACCTGCCGCGCATGATATGACTAAAACCATATCTTCCGATAACAACGGTTTGGATTGCCTGTCAGAAGACGATATTGCGTTTAAGTTTAGGAAAAACGTATTCACTGAAAAGGAACAATTAGGGGCATTTGAGGGGTTGTATGGTGCCGCGATTGAATCTAATAATAGGGGTATGGCGGCAGGACCACGAGGAGATTTGAGTGGCGCTAGAGATTGGGTCACTCCTTTCCATGAAGAGATTTTAAAGCATTATGTAAATGGTCAATCGCTTCGTGTTGATGGTTTAGACCAAATTGAAGAAATCACAAAGAAACATAATGATGGTATAAAGCGAAAGTTTTGCGGCTCTGTTTGGGTGCGGCAAAAGGTAGAAAAGGAATTTGGAAGTTATAATTTCTTTGATATCGCAATGGAACGTTTAGCAAAACTTAGTATCCATAAAGCAATTGACTATGCGAAACAAATACAAAAGGAGTATATTTCCGCCACTAGGTATGCTGCGCCAGTTTGGTCGGGCATCGCGGGGTTCTATGGTCGCTATCCGCGGATTCCATACGGTCGTGAAACAGCACACACCGATCATCACAGGGAAGAATATGAAAAGTGTTACGGGTTTGCTAGAAAGTTAGATAAAACGTTCGCAAAGTCTCTTCCAAAACGTTACGCCAAACAAAAGGCATTTGCTGATAAATTAGACCCAAAGTTCCTGATTGGCGAAGATACTACATTCACTACAATTACGGTCAACACTACCGCCAGTGACCGGAATGCTAGAATGGCATGTCATCGTGATGCCGGTTCGTTGAATGAAGGGTTTTCAAATCTAACCGTTATTACCAAAGACGGAAAGAATTGGAAGGGTGGATACTTGGTAACGCCTGAAGTCAGAATGGCGATTAACGTTCGTCCAGGCGATTTGTTACTTATAGATAACATGAGAATCATTCACGCCAATACTTCAATCGAGGCTCCGGATGAAGGCGTTGAGGAGATGTTGCGTATGAGTTTGATTTTCTACTTCCGCGAAGACATGGCGTCTTTAGGCACTTGGGATTACGAAAAGTTGAGACGCAAGTTCGTTGATGACCGTCGCAAGAATGAAGAACACGATTTGTGGAGACCATTCTGGAACGGAGTATCGCCAAGTATGTGGACATCTGCCGAATGGTATGATTACCTACGTGATTATGATGATGGAGTGTATTTAAAACAATACCATCCTGAGGCATTGGTTGAGGAGACTAGCCTAGGAAGTTTCCTTTAATGTGCGGAGTGATTGGTGTATCATTAAGTAATATTTCTGAATCGAATATAGAACTCGTCAGGGAAGTATTCAAACAAACGATGATTCGGGGCAAACACGCCACCGGATTGTCATTTGTTAAAAATGGCGAGGTCCACACCATCAAGCAAGGTGTACCAGTAAATGAATTTTTTAAAAACAAATTCATATCTGATTACATTAATGAGGATGGTGGTCTATACCTGATAGGTCATATTCGATATTCGACTTCGGATATTAAATACAACCAACCATTTAGCAATGGTGATATATCTATTTCTCACAACGGGGTGTTGTCTCAACAAAAACCGTCTGAGTGGAAATACAAATGTGAAACCGCAAACGACAGCGAGATGATTTTACGTTCTTATGAAGCAGGAAAAGTTCCTCTTGAAGATTTCATGAGAACCAGCATGGCAGTGACGACTCTTTCAAAAGACAAATCCCTTTCATGTTATAGAAATCACGAACGTCCACTGTGGTATTCGCAATTGGATAACGGTATCATATTTACATCAACAAAAGATATTGCTAAGAGGTCGGGTCTCAACGAACCATCAAAGTGTGATATGTTTGTTGAATATAATTATACGAAAAATACATTAAGCAAAAATGAAATCAAACGTGATGTCAGCATACGGGATTTACAATAATGGATTATAGAGAAAATGATAACCGAAAAGAAGCATTCGTAAATTGGTTTGGATGGTCGTTGGAACTCAATGATTGTGATTCAGCCTTGTATATGACTAACTACTTTTTCGACAGGTTTGAGTATAACACCGAACAACGACTTTGGTTAATTTGGTTATATGGCATTACATATTACTGGCCGACTGCTTATATAATTTGGAATGAGTTTCCAGATTTAGAGTTATTGGATATTGATAGATTACAAGAATGGAATGATGAAAATTATACCAGACTTCGTTATCAAAGTGATACCAAGTTCAACAAACGGTATTTGATACAACAAGTTGAATCTTATAAAGAGTGGATCGGAGATAGAACTCAACGGGAAGCATTGGATGAGCATATAACTCCGGATTCAGTACAAACCTTTGAAAATTTGTGGGAAGTAGTTGGTAGTTGGAAATACTTTGGTCGTTTCATTTCTTGGTTCTATCTACAAACATTAACTCAATGTACAGATATTAAAATAACAGCGCCTGATTTGAGATTTCAATACCAAAAGAGTTCTCACTCCCACCGCAACGGTCTTTGTTTCGCGCTCGGTTTGGACCATTGGTCTATTCCCAAATCGTCTAACAAACAGTTGTCGACACAGCAGATAGAGTTCCTGGATTCTGAGTCTAGAGAAATTCTAAATGAAGTGAAACTAAGATTCCCTGACTTGGGTGATAAGGTGGATTACTTTGCCATGGAAACGGCATTGTGTTCATTCAAAAAGTTATTCAGAAAAAGTAGAGGAAGGTATCTGGGTTATTATTTAGATCGACAAGCAGAAGAAATTAAGAAAGTTGAATCTGATCGTTGGGATGGTATAGATTGGCAACCTTTATGGCAGGCAAGGGATGAGACCCTTATGAAGAAATATTTAACTAATGAAATTAATAAAGGCAAAATGGAGATATTTATGGACAGTGGTATTATAGATTACAACAATACATTCGCCAAACAGGAGTTTGGTTTAGGGAGCTTTATGGTATGAAGTTAATTTATTTGATTGGTTTGCCTGGATGCGGAAAGTCTACCGTAATGAAATCGTTTATGTCGGAGTATGATTGGAAAGAACGCCGAGTGATCGACCTCCTCTACACGCACGAAAGCGGGAATTTCAGAGTCCTAGGTAAGTATGAAGAGGGCGAAGTATTCTCCGGAACTGATAGATTATCTATGGCGGTAGCACCAAAGGCGATTGAATGGTTGTCT